TTGGATTATACCAAGTTCCTGTATAATCCTGTATCGCTTCTTTTTGCTGGAATGGTAACTTCTTAAACCATGCTTCCATCTCTTTTTCCATGTAGGCTGGTGCCTCTTTAAAATCTAATTCTCTAAAGCTCTTTAAATCTTCTGGACCGTATTTAATAGTAGGCTTTACTTCATTCATAACCTTCTTAGCTTCGGCTAATGATTTACCTGAAAGATCTTCTAAAGCTTCATGCGCTAAATTACTTTGAGTTGGATTTAATAGTTCATCAGTCTTCTTTAAAATCGTAGCATATAAATCATCGAGTTGATCGATCTCTTTTTGTGAGAGTGTTTGTGCCCATTTCTTTTTGCCCCCCATACTGCTATTAATAAAGAACTCTAAATTTTCTAATTCGTCTACTTTCATATCATTTGGCTTAAGCTGTATTTTTTCAATCCATGCTTTAATTTCTGCATCTGATTCGCCATGGCCTATTTTAAACCCGGCAGGCGGTTTTTTAACTTTTGCTAAGTCTGTTAAATCATTTGCTTTCTTTAATACTGTTTTCATGTAGTCTTGTATTTGTGTTATTTCTTTTGGTGAGAAATATTTCGCTAAATCTTCTGGATCTAAATCTCTCTTTTTAAAAAAGAATTTAATCTGCTCTAGATTATACGGAGTTAACTCATCTGGAGAGGTTTGCACTTTTTGTGCCCAACTTTTAAGCGCTTTATCTGCACCTTTACTATTAGGTACTACACTAAATCCTGGTGGAGGCGTTTTCGCTTTATTGGACTTTAACATTGTTAGATCCGTAGCGCTTAATTTGCCTGGATTTTTAGGTGCGCCATTTTTTACTTTTGGCATCGTTACGCCCATTTTACTTCCGTGTTTTTTCCACCAGGTATTCAATTGAGCTTCATCTAAAATTCCGGGACCATTTGCGTAATCATTATTTGCCCATTTGCTGATATCATCTGCCATATTATCCATCGAATCTAAAAATTCTGTTGTCTGATAGCATAATCCATTTGGGTGATCGAAAGGTACGGTATCTAAAGAATAAACAGTTCCATCCCAAGTATCCCCACATATATCTTCACCAAAAGGGACTATCTGTCTTTGGTAATGACTATCAGAAACGTGCCATAATAAGCCCTTTGTATATGGGTTCTTTCTACCTGCTTGAATTTGGGCTAATTCGAATGAGTGTGTCATAGTTGTTCTGGCTAATCTCAACGCATTATAATCAACGGTTTTATACATAGACGCATAACCAGGTCCAAGTATTTCCCGCATCTTGCTTCGAGTCCAAGGCTTTTTAACACCTGGTTGTAAATATTCTTCTAATACTTTAGCTGTTTTAACTGCACTTTGCTTCTCTAATTTCGCTTGTACTAAAATGTCTCTAACATTATTTGTATATTCGCTTGCTGATCGCCATAGTCTCGCAGAGAGCCCTTTTCCATCTGTGTATATCCCGCCTTGAAGTAATTGCTCAAGTGTTTCTGTGGAAATTGTGCCAAACATTCGATCAAAGCTTAGATTTAAACCTGAATTATACGAAGCATTATTCCAAAGAAGCGAATGGAACTCTGCTGGTATATCTGCAACTTTTATAACACCCTTTTTCATCATATATTGAAGTTCATTTTTTAAATTCTTGGCATGGGATTTATAGAATGACTTAGTAAGCGCTGTATAGCCTCCTGATTGGAGTTTGGAGGTGATTTCTTTTGCACTCTTAATATAGATGTCAGCAAGTTCTTTCCGTTGTTCCATGCTAAGTTTTATGAACTTGGTTCTTGCTTGTTTTTCTAACATCTCTTTATATGTCATCTAATTCCCCCTATTCTTCGGCTGGATCGGTATTTTGATTTAATGTTTTATACTCTACATCGAATTGGTCTTGTTGTGATTGCATTAATAATGCCATTTCGTTTAATATTTCCGCAAATTCTTCGTTCTCATTTTCTACGTCCCCGAATTCTCTAATATACGTTTTTATAGATTTAACATTTGCTGTAACCTCTTTTATTGAAATTTCTTTTTGAACTTCTTCATCTTCTGGTATCGGATAGTTATGGCTAATAATTAAATTAGTTGATACTTGAGAAACTTGTTTGCCTTTAAGCTCTGGATATAAATTAAACTCGTCGACGCATTTAAATGAGAAATTAATTGCCCATTTTATAGCTGGCTCCCATGACAACCATTTTTCTTCACATCTTGCTTTCAATTCCATCATTAGGTACTTAATACCTTTTGCAGAATCCACTGATTTTAGATCTTCTGGTTTTGGTTGATCCATTAATTCGTACATATCGCTTTTTGTTGTAGTCAAATATTCTTTCGTAGCTTCTACAAAGCTGAATTGACTGGATAACATTTTTGCGTCTGCCTTAGAATTCTCTTTAGTTAAATCTGATTTTAAATCTATCATGGAATTCGGCGCGATCTTAAGATTTACAAAAGATTCCGGCGCTACGTCAGTAAATACCATTTGTTCAAACATCCTAAATTTTAAAGCGTCTTTGAAGTCCGATACGGTTCTATTATAGTTAAACGCTGAGGTAAGAAGTAACTCAACATCGCTCTCACCTTCTAAATCTCCGGATAATCCACCATTGACAATTACCTTAGCCGGTATTTCGTCTAAACCCGTGCTTTCTTCTTTTTCTTCGATTGGTATCGCATTTCCGTCATATTTTCCTTGAATTAACCAACACATTCCTTCTCGCATCTCATATCGCCATCTATACCATATTTGATTACTTGCTTCTTTATCGCTGGTATTCGCATCTTGGTAAGCAATTGTAACTGCTTTATATGAATCAACATCAAACGGATCTGTTTCCACTGTGAAGGAATCCATTGGGTAATATCGATATTTAATAGCTTCGCCTGGATTCGCTACAACTACTAATAAAACCCTTTTACCAATTGTTGCGTCTAAAAATGCTTTATATGTTGAGCTCCAAAAGCCTTCACCTTGATCCAACATATAGTCAGTTAATTTTCGTTTTTCTTCTGCAATATCTGTTTGACCGTCTTTTAATGGTTTCATCATTATTGTTGGTGGTGCTCCAAACATAAATCTTGCTTGTTTTAACAGTAATTTTTTAGTGTGATTCCTTATATCTTTTGTTGGTTCGTAATCTAAATCGTCTGTTGTTAACCAGCTTTGGCCTCTCGTTGCTTCGTCTAATATTCCTGATGTTTCGTCTGTTCCACCTTGATAAAAATTATAGTACTTGATTACTTCTCTTCGCTCAAGTAATACTCTTGGATTGCTTGAGTACAACCCCAATAAATTTAATTTAACATTATCGATAAACATTTTTAATCCTCCTCTAAGTCATAGCCCCTCTACCCGAATGTGTTTGTCTGTGTACGAATATTTTTTTGTCGGTATAAAGCGCATATCTGTTTCGGTCCATACAGTGATCATTCTTTTTCACTGGTTTATCTTCACCTCTTTCAGATGCTTTTTCGTCCCATACATAAGAGCTGAATTCTTTAATATCCATAGTACATTCTGGATCAATTGTAAAAAATCCCTGATCTAGTTGAGTACTGACAAAAGCAATTCCATCTAAAACTGAATTTCTTGACGGTATAACCCGGTATTTTGAGGTCAGTCTACCACCAGTCATTTCTTTTCTTGATCGTATTTCTGCTATAAAAGATGTAGCGCTTGGATCTACTGTTATATAACTAATATCTAATTTACCCATGAAATCGAATAGCTCGTTACAATAAATCTGATCTGTTTTCTGCTGACCTGAATCTCTTCCTGAGTGATAATAAGATTTGAAGAGGTGATAATGTGTTTCATCGCCCACTACTAATGCACCATATAGGCCAAAAGTCATAGGGTTTTGTATTCCGTAATCAATCGCTACAAAAAGTCTCGTTGCGGAACTTAAACTAAACGGATCTTTTTTTACGTTCTTAATTTCTGTAAACATATCGAATATCAAGCCTTGGGCCATTACCCATAAACCTAAAATAAATCTTTTAAAGAATACACCTGAATATAACGCTTTATAAATAGCTTTCTTTGCTTCACTTAGGCTTAGATTATCGTCCATTGTAAAATGTAGACTAAACCCGTTTTTGCCTTCTAAATTCTCTAACCACTCTTGTTTAAACCAGTGATATGGCCCTGCTGGATTACAATTAAAAAAGATTTTTGATCCTTCAATTGAGCATCTGGCAATTGCTTGATTAACAAAACTTTCTGGCATTATTGTTACCTCATCGAAAAGAACTCCCGCTAAAGTGAATCCTTGAATTAAATCTTGTGAGCTTTCATCTTTACCACCGAATAAATAAAATTCGTTTCTACCTTTTCCTATAGTAATAAAGTTTAAACTTAAATGATCTGTATAATCTATCC